ATGAGTAAAAAAAGATATGATCGTAACGGACATATTAGAAATAAAGTTGTTGCATTTAGAATGTCTGAAGAAGAAAATCAGATGCTTGATCGAAAAGTGGCTTTGTCAGGACTGACAAAGCAAGATTACATAATTGGTTGCATACTGGATAAAGAAATAACAGTATATGGAAACCCTTATGTGTTTAGGAGTTTACACAATGAATTAGTGAGATTTGTTAAAATGTATGGCACTCCTATTCAGTATGAAGATGAGGAAATGATGATATGGGTATTAAAAATGATTATTGCAATGCGAACTAAAGAAACATCAAAAGTGGGTCCAAAATCTACTACAAATGAGGTTTAATTAATGTGAAAGCCACATGCAAGCCACTTCATAGCCACATGATAAAAAAAGACATTTGCAAGCCACATGCAAGCCATATTGAAAATTGACGATTTTGAGCAAAAAAAACATGATTTTTGAGTGATTTTTGAGAGAAAAAGACAGAATTTGATGAAAATTTCAAAAAAATGACCTCAAAAATGAGTACAGCACAAAATACTGGATAAAAATATTGTTCTCAAAATGTTCTCAACGAAAAAAAAGTGCCTGTAAAATAGGCACTTTCAAGCGATTTGGATTACTCAAACTCTATCATTTAGTGATAATCCTTAATAAAAAATACTGTTAAATTGCCAATTTATACACATTTTTTATACAATTTTATCAATAAATATAATCAATATTTTATATTTGGGAGTAAAATAGGAGTAAAAAAACCTACCCATATTAACGGGTAGGTCTTTTTGTTTAGTTAATAAAATAAAGTGGTAGATTTTTTGAAGAATAGATAATATTACATTTTTGCTTTTTCTATTAACTAATACAATGAATGTGCATATATATTATACAACAAATTAAACTTTTCTTAAATAGTCTCCTGATAGCCAACCACTAGGCGTTCTTGCCCATCCATTTTTCCATTCATAAACAGTTACTCGTGTTCCTCTTTCAAGGCATCCATCTTTGTCTTTATCATGTTTTTTACCATCAGCTGTTAATTCATCATGTCTTTTTCTACGATAATTAGTACCAGGACCAGTTCTAACTGATAGATCACTAGCTGTAACTTCATATGTTCCTGTTGCTTTCCCACTTGTAGATGGTTTAGCTGCAGGAGTTGGTGATGGTGTAGGTGTTGGAGCAACAGTTCCATTTACAATTTCATTAAAAGGAAAGTTTGTTCCTGGACAATTAGTAGAACATACATCTTTATGTTTTTGGACTTTAGAAATACCATACTTATTTTTTAAATAAGCTACTAATTCTCTACCAGCATTGATTTGAGTTTGATTCATTGTTTCTGTCATGTATGAACCTTCAAAACAAATACCAATAGAATCACTATTAGAACCTTTAGCATGACTTCCAACAACACCTTCAGGTCTTCCTCTATAAATAGATCCATCTTTTCTAACAAAGAAATGATATCCAATTCCCGCCCAGCCATTTGCTAAATGCCAGCTATGAATATCATCTGCAGTACATGATTTTGATTCAGCATGATGAAGAATAATTCTATTAGTAGATTTTCTATTTGATAATTTTCCATTCCATTTGTAAGTTTTTTCAATAATATTCATTTTTATTTCCTCCTATAAATCAATATTTTCCATAATCGCTCTAGCTTCTAAAACAGCAATATAATCTTTCATAGCTTTTAATTGTAAATCATATGTGCTTCTAGGACATGTTGGTTTAAAAGATAAACAACCTTTGTCCCAATTTTCAATCATTCCATTTAAGCCATTGTATCTAATAATAAGTTGCTCATATTCGGCTTTAAATCTCTCTTTGTAATCATTACTAATCATGCCGATAGCTGTTTGAGATAATGCATTTGCATAATATTCTCTATACGATTCATCAAATGGCTTTTTAGGAGACCAACTTTCATAATCATTAGAATATTTAACTAAATATCCTTCATCATTAGGATCTTCATCTTTTGGAATAGTCCATCCACGATATTTGTTATAATCTCCTCTTGTCATTGGTTTTGCTTCAATTAATTTAACTCCAACATATTGTTTCATTTTTATAATCTCCTTTGTTCACTAATTCCGTTTTTCTACCATTCTAATACCGTTTAACAACCATTTTTTGCAATTTTTGGTTGTTATTCAATAAAAGAGAGCTATTCACTCTCTTTCTCTAATTCTTCTTTGATTTCATCAATTCTTTTCCAAATTGCTTTTGTTTCTCGTTCTTGAAGTGCCATACGTTCAACTACGTTATTGTGCTTTTCAACTTTCTTTGTTAATTCATCAATACGATAGTTCATTAATGTGTTGGCTTTATTGTTTGAAAACATTGTAGTGATTACACTAGGCACAGCTACACATAGACCAGAAATCAAAGCAACTGTAACTGCTTCTGTCATATGCTTGCACTCCTAACTTTCATCTACAATTTCTTCCAATTCTGGAAGCCCTGCAACGCTTGTTAGAATAGAAACGACCCCCGATAAGCAACTTGCACTGATGATCATTGCCCAATTGACTTCATTCATGACCGTAGATGTTCCAATTAACGCTACTGCTGTTTGGGCAACTGTCTTGATTGCTCTAATACCTGCAGCTTTCAACCATTGATTAAAATCATATTTTTTTACTTTCAATTTAATCACCCTTTCCAGACAATTTTATGTCTTTTAGTTTTTTGTATAACGAATAATTGCTTTAAATTTATAATTTGCCCAGCTATAGTTGTTAGCAAAACGAATGTTATCTACATTCAAAACGAAATACGTCGCATAGAATGTTCCGTTATTACCATTTGCATAATAAACAACTGGGAATCTATAGAAATCTTCTCCGTTTGTACATGTGACTTCATAATCAATGAATTCACCCAAATTACTGATTGAATGATTGATTGTACTTACACCAACATTTAAACCAGTCCATGTAATGATTTTTTCATAAATCTTTTTCCCATCAATCCAGTATTTTCCAGTCCAGTGCTCATCAGTTGACATTTGTAAATTAAGCAATTCATTTCCATTTTTATCAACAAGTTTTGGCATAGTTATTGTCACCACCAATCTTTATTTATATTTTTAATAACTAAAAAAGAGCAGAAATCAATCTACTCCTTGTAATATATTGCATCTTCTAATGCACTTTCTAATTCACTGACTGTCTTTTCAAGCTGTCCAACTCGCATCTGCAATGATGTTAATTGTGACTTCAAAGCAAACGTATCTTTTAACTTTGTCATAAAAGTTTTCAAAATATCACTTGTTAGAAACTTAGTGCTATTAGCTGAAACAGTTGTTGAAGATGCATGTTCACTTACGTTTGAAAACAAAACTCTTTTAAAGAAATCTTTCAT